CGGCATGTTGGGTTGGCTTCAAGAACCTGGCTATAAGCTTCGGTTCATTGCCAATCCAATGAGAGCGTTGCAATGTCTACTAACCCCACTGAAGAATGCAGCATTCAATTCCCTGCGTCCTGTAAAGCAGGACTACACCTTCAGGCAGGATGACTGTGTTCCCTTTGCCCAAGCAAAGCTGCGACAGGGCGCTACGGCGTACTGTTTCGATTTGCAAAACGCAACGGACCATTTCCCCCTTGATCTCTCGCTATACCAACTCCGTAGGTGTGGAGTTGCAGAGATCTGGGTGACTGCATATAGAGATATATGCAGAGGGGCCTGGCTATCAGACGATCTGAAGGAACCAAAACTCCGGAAAGGTCGGTACGGGCGGATCCGTCCATCAGATAAACCTGGCGTCGACTTCCAAGTCGAACAGAAGGCCTACTGGTGGGACGTGGGACAACCCCTTGGGTTGGGACCCGTATTCGCTGTTGCGCTAGGAATGACACATGGTGCCCTTATCCGGGGCATCGCCAGAGAGGCTGGCGTGGGGGATGACTGCTTCATGCTCCTTGGAGACGATGTAGCCATCTTCGACGAAACAGTAGCAACACGTTATCTCAACGTGCTAGCCGATCTTGAGATCCCTGTGTCTGCAGACAAAACGCTCGTCAGTAGCTCTCACTGCGAATTCGCAGGGAGGATAATCACTGAGAGCTCCGTTCTCAAGGGTTATAAGTGGAAGGGTTACAACGAGGATAACTTCCTCGACGTGGCCCGAAATCTCGGACCTACGAGTCTACCACTTTTCAGTACCCAACAGCAGTCGATTCTTCGTACATTGGGCCCCGTACCCACACCGTATGGATGTGGCTGGAATCCGCAAGGAAGAAGCTACTCGGAACGGATAGGGTGCTGGGAGTTCACAGGGAACCCGCTAAGCCCTGACCCTCGCGTCGTACGCCCTGAGCGAAATGCCCAGATACTGCACTACTCGGCGGGAGGCAGCCCTTGGTATAAGTGGTTGCCGTCGACTGTCGGTAAGGTCGACCAGACCTTACAAAAGTCGGTGTCACGCTTGCTCTCTGGGTTACCCCTAGAGATAGCTTGCGCAAATCACTTGCGTACGCAAGACGGAACTGATCCATACTCACGTACGTTGTTCGGAACAGGTGACCCCTGGGCCGCCGAACGGGCAGCGCAACGGAGTCAAATCAAGGTCCTCCAGTGGAGGATCCGCCGTGAGGCGGTCCTTCGGAAGAGGCGCGCGAGACTCTTGGAACCTGTTAATGCTAACGCCCTCCCAAAAGAAGGGCTACCGACTCCCCGGTAACGGGATAAGAAGGCTCCTTTAGTAAGAGCTTTGAGTCACCTTACTAGGTTGGGTTCTC